TTTTATTTTTTTAATCGCGTCCTCGCACCCCATGGCGTAGACGTGCGCATAACCGTTTTTTTGCAACACGTCCTCCCACAATTTTTGATGTTTTGTCGCCGAGCCGCCCTTGATGCGTTTTAGCTCGACAAATAACCCATGTGCTCCGCTGGCTGCAAACGGCAAAAACAAATCGGGGACGCCAGGGCGTACCCCCTCGCGCCTGAGTCGCGCCGCTGTGGTAATGCTTCGTTTGCCGCCGTTGGGGATGGCAAAAATCATGCTGTAGGGTGCGCCTGCCATTAGGCACCACTCGATAAACGCGATTTGCTCATGCGTCTCCAGCGGTGTGAGATTGCGTCTAATCGACGGCATGGCGGCCGCCCTCCTCTCGGACTACCAGTGGCATGGTCGACCAACAAATTTGCCTCTGCAATCGCGTTGATTTTTTTGTCGCGTTTTGTTTTGTGCGATTGGCGTCCCGCGCAATCCACGCGAGCGCGGTCTCTACTCGTGTGCGTTTAATGCGCAGAGTGCAGGCGATGACGGCGGGATCGGTGATCCCCTGCTCGACCAGTTTTTTAACCGCCGTTTTCACTGGCCCCCCACATCGCACCGATCCTCGGTATATCGGCCAAACGTACCCTCGATCTGCACAACATCCGCGGCGTCAAACCACCATTTCGGATTGGTTTTTATAGCCTCGAAAATAATTGGCGCGACGTCACGACCGTTGATTTTGGGTATGCAATCGTTGTCAATTTCCAACACAATTTTCATGTTTTTTTAGCTCCGCTCAATTTGCAAAAATGGGTCGTGCATACCTCGGTCGCGCTCAATGACGCGGTTGATCTTGGCCGTCTCGACTGGCGAGTGCCTGACCTCACCAGCGAGCCAGCGGCGTTTAGCCCGATACGCCCACGCGGGCGTTGAGGCGCTAAAACCACGCGCCATAGACGCCATACAACGCGCCTTGGCGGCCAAAACGTCAGGAGCTTGAGTGTCTACCGCGTCAACAGATTTTGTTGGATTGTGGGCCGCCGTATTGAGCGCAGGGCGCTGAGCCCTAATTAGCTCCAAAAACTCCGGCAGGGTCGGCGGCCAATTTTTGGTCGTGAGCGCATTGACGGCAGCGGCGATTTGTTGCATTGGGTAGGCAGCGATTTCCTCGGCCCAGCATTTTTTGACGTCGGCGGGGTTGATGCCCGCCCATTGATCGGCAAATCTGGAGCCGTAGAGCACGGCCATGCGAGCAAATAACCGCTCAACGGTTTTGGTCGCGGTCGCAGCGTCTAGCGTGGTGTCGGCGCTCATATCTCGCCACCGACCAGACCTGCGATTGTACTGGCTCGCCGATCCTGTTTTGTTTGCTGATTTTGGCCGAGCGTTTGATTTTTTCGGACTCCGCCCCAATCAGCGCGGCAGCAATTCCGGAATGCCGCGTCAAAACTCGCATATTTTGCACCATTTGCTAAACAATAATCCCTGAAAAACTCGTAATGCAAATCCGCGTCGTACCCGTGCGCGTGGCACCACGCCAATAATTTTGCATCTGGTGCCCAATCTCCTATTAGTGTTTTTTTGCTCATAGTAGCCTCATGTTTTATTGTTTGCTTGTCCTGTTTTGCTTGTCCTGTTTTGCTTGTTTGTTTGTTTGTCCTAACTGCCTGACCCTAGATTGCGCGGTTCGCCGCTCCCATGCCCCCCCTACCCCCCAGAGGGAGAGAGAGCAGGCACCTGACCCTGAGTTGACGTCGGACAGCGCCCCTGCGGGCCCCCGGCTTTGCAGCCTCGCGATTGCTCGCGCCCAGCCCACGCCCGCGCATGGCTCCCCCGTGCTGATTTGTTGCTGAGGGATTTTGAGACAAAAAAAAACGACCTTTAGGGGAGAGGCCCGGTGCACAACGCCGGGCAGGGCATAACCCCTAAACTCTCGCCTAAAAATCGTTTGATGCTGACTGTGCAATCAACTAAAAAATTAAAACATATTTTTACAACATTGTCAAGCCCTGCCGCTCCACGCCTGCGGCAGGGTGCTACCGACTCCCAGCGGACTCACAATCCCACGGTATGCCGCAGCGCGTGTGTCGATTTATGACGGGCTCCCGATCATATCCTCTACTCAGGGGGCAGGTTTTTTTTGATTTCGCTCTCGCCCTTCGGGCCCTCGGAACGCTCCCGAATCACAGCGTCAATGTGGTACCGCCTCATCGCCGGGATGCCGCGTCTGCGCCAGATCGAGATGCAGGCGCGAGTGACGCCGAGCGCCTCCTGTAGCAGACGCGATTTGCCCAAAAAATGCTCGTGGATGATCAGGTCGATTTCGGGACAATTTTTGTCTAAATTTATGATAGGTACCATTTTTTTGCTCAGGTTATTGTGTTGACCGTATTTTACGCTCACGCTGCGATTTTGTCAACGCTCCAAAACTTTAGAAAAAATTGTTGACAAATAGCAGCGCAGTCCGTTATAGTGTTGTTGTCGATGCGCAGTTTGCATTGACTCCCCGCGGGAGTGTGGCCAATAGGCGAGCGAGCGCGGGGACAGCGCGACGGTGCGGCGTGAGCGAAACCCTACTACGGGCCACCGGTCTGGCGAATCTGCGGAAAAAGCAAGCGCGACCAGCAGCAAAATTGGACTAGCAGCAAAATTGCACAGCACAAAAATTTTTTATAGGGAGGCGGCGACGAATGACATTGCACGACCGTGTTAAATTTTTTGACCAAATCAACGCACTGCACGGACGCACTGTTGACGTGATCCGCGAGTCAATCAGAGCGGGCGCACTCGACATCAAATACGAGGTCACCGAGTATTTGAGCGTGTACTCTGCCACTGTTCGTGATTTGTTGGAGGAGGAGGATTCTGACGATTAACCAAAAATCTGATGATTTGACATTTTTGGATTGGCGCGAGCAACCGCTGGCGCGAGACGACTACGATCACGACGTGCTCGGCTGGCGCGGACGGCGTGAGATTTTCAATCCTCGCGGCAAAACGGCGCGTGAGGAAATTTTAATTGACAAATTGCAGCAAAATTATGAGGATTAAAAAATGAGATGGACTGACACAGGCGGCGGCGATTTTGCTCAGGCTCCAGCAGGTACGCACGTTGCGCGATGCGTGCGGCTGATCGACATTGGTACGCAGCCGGGCGAGTATAAAGGTGAGAAAATTTTTAGGCGTCAGGTTGTGATTGGATTTGAACTGCCGAACGAGTTGATGCCGGATGGGGAGCGCGCCGGGATGCCGTTTTTTGTCTCAAAATACTACACCGCGAGCCTGGCTGAAAAGGCTAATTTGAGACGCGATTTAGTCAACTGGCGCGGTCGCGAGTTTTCGCAAACCGAGCTGGCAGGGTTTGACTCCAAAAACATCCTAGGCAAACCGTGCATGTTGCAGTTAACACCAAACGACAAAAATAAAACCCGCATCACCGCGCTAATGGCGTTGCCAAAAGGTGCGCCGGTGCCCGAGCAAATTAATCCGTCGTTTTATTTGTCACTTGAGCCCGACGAATTTGTTTTAGCGTCATTTAATGCGCTCTCCGACTACTACAAAAATTTGATTACGTCGACACCAGAATTTTTGGCGTTGCACGCGACGTCAGCCCCTCCAGCCTCTACGGCGCGGCATGATATAGGGCAGCGCGCCCAGCCAGTACAGCTGGATGATTTTGACGATGACATCCCATTTTGAGGCATAAATTATGACAGCACTCTACGAACTCACGACCGAATACCGCACGGCCCTAGCCGTGCTTGAGAACTCCGATTTAGACGCAGAGACAATACGGGACACACTAGAGGGACTCCAATTCCCGGTCGAGGAAAAATCAAAAAACGTGGCGATGTTTGTCAAAAACATAGAGGCGACTGTGAGGGCAATCCGTGAGGCAGAGAGCCACATGGCCGAGCGGCGAAAACGGTTAGAGCAAAAAATCGACTCGATCACCGAATACCTAAAGAGCAACATGGAGGCGTGCGGGATCACAAAAATCGACAGCCCATTTTTGACGCTGGCAATTAAACGCAACCCGGCCAGCGTTGTTGTCGACAATCCTGATCTCATCCCTGCCGAATTTTTACGCACCCCGCCAGTCGTTTCGGTGCCTGACAAAAAACTAATCGGGGACAGACTAAAATCCGGCGATTTTGTGCCGGGGGCGCGACTGCAAACCGGGACGCGATTGGAGATTAAATGATTACAAAAATATATTTGACGTTTTTGCAATGGCGAGAACAGTGTCACCGCGCATCGTATACGCGCCTGCTGGCCGACTACGCGAGCGAGATGCGGCGAGTGCAAACAAAAATTTTTGACGCTGAACGCGAGATCGGTTTAATCAAAACCAAAATCGCAAACAAAAAAATAAAAATTGTCAAAATGAGGTTGCAAAAGCTGTGAAAAACCACAATAAACGCACAATTTTTGCGCTCGCGCTCCTCACGATTTTTTGTGCGCTTGGCGCGGCTATAGCCTCAATGACGTTTTATTTTTTTGTCGTCCCGGAGATTGACGCAGCCGCAGACAGGCGGGCCGAATCGGCCTATGTACGAGGCGCGATGGTGGCGATAAGCGCAGCACCTACGCGCTGCCAGCAATGGCGGCTTAAAGCGCGGAGGGCGGTTTGTGATGACTGATCATAAACCAGCGCCACATAATTTTTGATACTCCAAAATCACGGACTGAGCGGCTGCAAGTTGCGCGACGACAGCGTCGGCGTCGTTGACGAGGTCAAAAAGATTTTCAGTAGTCGATCGCGAAAGTTCGGTCGCCTCTCTACCATCACGTCCGAGGGCGGAGGCGGCAGGGTCACTGGTTGCGGGCAGCGCTCGACAATTGTTTTGCTCAGCGGCGTCATCGGGACGGTCGAACAGCCGGAGGCTGCCGCGCTGCACACTGCTACGATCATAATTTTTTTTCGCATCGACATTTTTAATCTCGCGTTGGTAATGGGTTGACACGTTTGCAATTGCCTGGGCGCTGCGCCGCTCGCTCAAGCGGTTTGACGCATTGGCCGCATCTAATTGAGCCTGCCAGTGCGCATCTGATTTGCTCATTTTAATTTGCCAGCGGGCGCGCTCTGCCTGCACGCCAGTATCGCGCACCCACCACACCGCACCAGCGAGCGCGGCGACGGCGGCCAATGCCGCAGCGATGCGCCAAAACGGCAGCACAACATCGAGCCACATGCGGATCGCGGAGATCACGCGGCAGCCTCATCGTCGGTCGTGTAACTGTTTTCGATTGTAATAAAAATCGGCTGACCTATCGCGTCCTCTCGCGTGAGTTTGTCAAACAATCGATCAAACGCGGCGCGAGAATACGCAACACCCTCGCCGTCGTCGTCAACGCTCAGACCGGGCAGCAAACACCCCTCGGTGTCGTCGGCGTCGTTGCCCGGGTGTATGCGGACACCACTAAAACCGGGGACGCGATTGAGCAATGGCAAAACGCGCTTAAAACGCGGGGACTGTGTGAGAGTGATTTGATACGTGCCTACAGGTATGGCCGTCGCGCCGTGCGTTTTCCAGGCGGCGACGGAAACACCCTCAATCTCTCGCACCACGTCCTCTAGTATGTAGCACTCAAAGTTGCCATCAACAAACAACTCTCCGACGGTGCAGGTCTCCGATGACGAGCGGCGTTTTAGCTCTAATTCCATCTCGCCTCCTCTTTTTTTGCATAATTTGGCAGGCCGTCGCGCCACGCGCTAAACCCGAGCAAAATATGCGCGAGCACAGCAGCGCCTAGCACGATTTGGATCCCTGTTGGGTGGTCGCCATACGTCCAACTGAAGGCCGAATAAAAAAACACGGCAAACCAAATTGCATATTGAAATCGGATTGGTTTTTTTGTTGACGCGCCCATAATCCGCAGTCGGCAAATACAACAAAATCCGCCGAGGGAGCATATAATAAAATTGATCGCAGTGAGCAGTTCCTGAGTCATGGTCTATCCACCCGGCGCGAGATTATGGTTTGTATGGTGTCGCCGACCCAAGAGCGCAGGCTAGAGTAGTCCCGGATCCAGCCGATACCGAACGCCAGCGGAATGAGCGAATAGCGCGGCTTAATCGCCGGCATGACGTGCTGCAATAGCTCGGCGAGTCCTACCGTGAGGATGGTCGCGAGCAGTACGCGCAACAACACATAGCCAAGAGCCTGAGGCACCGTCATCGACTCGTCATTGCCTGACAAAGACACGGCTGCACCAGCGCACGCGCAGGCCGCGATCCCGGCGTATGGGCCGACTAGCGCGGCTAGCTCCTTGCTCGTCACCAGCGCCAATATGGCGACGACGACGGTTATAAAATCCTGCGGTTCGGTCTGCATTTGTAGACGCTCCACAAAAATAATAATAGATACAGCGTGACCGACGTGGACTGTACGGGTAGCCCGGTCACATAATCGCATACGGTCGTGCCACGCGGTATGCTGCTGCCATTGTCGACAAGCAGCCTGCATGTCGCATTTTGTAACCCCTCAGACGCGCCTACAAGGCACGCCGTCGACGCGAGCGCCCACACGGCGGATCGCGGGTATGAGTCAATGAGCAAACGCACCACCACACACAAAACGGCTACCCAAATACTCTGCTGGATGTACCAAGTTGCGTAGGGGCTGAATCCCGGCAGCGCCCATTCTGCCGAAAAATTAAAAAAAACCGCGCCTATAGCAAGCGCGGCTGCGACACTTTTCAAGGGTGCCCGCCGGGGCCTTCGCCCGGGCCGCCGGGAGTAATGTTATTTTGACGACCGCTCAACGGATGACCGCCGGGGCCCTCGCCCGGCCCACCTTTGAGCGTAGTTTTTTTGTCTCCGCGATCAGCAAAAAAAATCACCGCCAAAATAATGATCGTGATTAGCAAAGCTGCAATTAAATAAAATCCGTCCATGCGTGTCCCCTATTAAAAAAAACTCAAACAATTATAACTATACATCAGCCGTTGCGCGAACAACATTTGTCCCGTCACTATAAACGATGGCGCGATGACCGTCTGCCACCGTGACGCCGGTGCCAGTCGCGCCGATGACGTTGACGCCAACACCCCCGGTCGTGTTTGCAAAAATTGTCCATTGCTGCAACGCGAGCGGCACAATAATTGAGCGATGGGACGAGTTGAGTGTGCCTGTGACCTCGATGATTTGGCACCGCGCCTGTGTCGCCGTTAGGGTCACGTTGGCGTTGCTGATGTTGACGACGGCGCGGTTGCACACCGCCGCGCCCGGCTGCCGCACGTCCTGCCAGCTCGTGACGCTGGCCGAGCCAGTCACAACAACATAGAGAGGGATTCGTCCCGGTGTGAATGCCGTCGTGTTGGACGATACCACGCCCGCCCTCGTCGCCTCGATATAACAGGTGGACGATGCCGTGAGCGTGAGAGTGCCATTAGCTATGAGCGTAGGCACCGCATCGACCTCAATTCGTCCCCCTAAAAATCCCCACACGAGACCAGAGCTTGTTGCAAAATTGCGCCCAAAAATCGAGGCAGGCGAGAGCGCGTCGACGACCGAATTAAACGTGACCTCCTTCGCGGCTTGGAAACTCGACATCTGCGGGATGTTGCTTGTACTGTCTGCCATTTTTTATCCTCTATGTGTTTGCAATAGGCGAGCCAAAGCCGCGTCCGACCACGCTCGATATTTGATAGACGCGATGACTAAGCGCGCCCGCCGCGATGCCGCTGCCTGCATCTGCCACCTGCTGTGCCAGCGTATAAATGTACGTCGGCGCTGTGACTCGCACCGTGCGCCTCAAAATGTTTGGCACACCAGACGTGTATAGCTCGAGGTCGTACTCCTCGACCGTCTCACCTAGTGGCACATCAACTGTAGATCGCCAAGCCGCGTCGATGCGCCCGCGTCGTGTCCAGCGAACTATAAAATCCCCGTTCGGTTGTTTGCTCGCGTTGACCAAAACTGGAGGCAGCGGTTTGAGCCCGGCGGCAAAATTTGTAAACGGTACTGCCGCCGCCGTGTTTAATTTTTGGCCGTTGGTGATGGATTTGTATTGGAGCGGCTGACCAATCTGCGCGGTCGTGCCAGCAACGCGCACCACGCCGCCGCCATTGAGCATCACAAACGCATCGCCGCCGGGATGCGCGGCCTGTGCTGCCTCAGTGCCAAATAGGCCGCGTATAAGGCGGCTTAGGCGGTATGTCTGAGCCGCCACAAGGGTGGCAGTGCCAAAACACAAAATCTCGCCGCCAATGGCGCATGCGTTGCCGCCATTGAGCAGCTCGTCGGTCGTGATTGATGCGAGCGTGCCGCTGCCATTGATGTAGACCGTGACCGAGCTCGCCTCGTCAATCATGTTGGTGTTAAATCCAGCGCCTAGCTGGGCAGTGGCAAACCCTGAGGCCGCGCTCGAAAACGCCGAAGCAAGCGACGTGTACGACAAACCGTTCGCCGATTGCAGCACGGTCGCCCCTGACCACGGGGCAGTCGCGGCCGTCAGCGCGACATAAAATCCTGCGCCGTCGTCCTTGTCGCGTAGGAGCGGAATATCGAGATATTGTGCGTAGGTCGCGCCGGGCACAACGACATCAATAGGGGACTGACCTGAGGCCTGCACAATGGCGGTCATTGCCAATGTCGCGTTAGGCGCAGTCCCGTTGGTCGCGCGAACGGTAAATGATGCCGTCCCCTCAGTCGTCGGCGTCCCTGTAATGGCACCAGTCGAGTTATTGAGGGACAGACCTGCCGGCAGTTGGCCGCTCGTGACAGCCCACGCAATAGGCGATGTCCCTGTCGCGCTCAAAAACGCATTAACCAGCGCCCCGACCTTGGCGTTGATGGTCGCCGCGCTTGTGATTATTGGCGCGACGGCGGATGCTGTCGTGGTAATCGTTAACGGCGATTTGCCGCTACCGGAGGCGTTGGTGGCAGTGATAGTAGCCACCGCCGTCCCGGATGCCGCCACGGTGCCTGTAATCGCGCCTGTTGACGTGTTTAGGGCCAGGCCAACAGGCAGTCCGGTCGCGCTGTACGATGTTGGTGTGTTGGTCGCCAAAATTGTGTAGCTAAACGCCACCCCTGCCACCGCGCCCGCACTGAGTGGGCTAATAATCGCGGGCGCGTTAATCGCCGCTCCCGTGCCTGTCGCTGCAATCGCCTCCCACTGTATCAGGCCGCCGGATGTTGAGGCGGTTTGTAGTCGAGCGATGTACGATTTGTTAGGGCCGTTGATCGTCACGACGTCGGTAGGCTCTAGGTATAGGTATTTTTTGCTCGTCCCAAACGCAAATCTGGTGCGCTCTACGTGGGCAAAATACAGGGCGCGATTGGCGATGCTACGCGCCTCGTCTGCTGATAGCACCACCGCCAATGCCTCGGCAGACTCGACCACCGATGCGGTCAACAATCGTTGTGCGTTTTGTGTTTTTAACTGGTAGTCAAAATTTTGATCAGGGTACGTCACACTAACCCGCGACGGTAGCTCGACCTCCTGCCCGCGCCGCACCTCCAGCAACTCACTAGGCTGGCCGCCTGCGGCATACGCGCCTAACTCGTCAGCATCAATCGTCACGGCAGGCTGCTGCGTGCGCGGGACAAATTTGATTTTGTGGTCGGACTCAACTGCATCAAAAAAATATGCCTGTTGCAACTGAGCTATATTCGCCCGCGCCGATGCCTGACGCGAGAGCGCATACCCTCGCACTTTGTACGGCTCCAGCGCCGTCGCGTCGATTTGTGACGCGCTCAATCCTGATCGCTCGCACAAATCCTCAACGATGTCGGACAGCTGCACGCTAAAAGTGGAGGGGATAAAAACGCCATCCCCCGAATCGGTCGCTCGTCTGTAGTCAATTGTATAGATTCGCTGGCTAAATGCGTCAATACAAGCCACGATTTGACTGGATTTGTGGTTGTCCAGCATCACCGGCTGAAAAAAACTCGGCGTCGGCGCGGTTTTGACAATCGTCATCGTATCGAGATCAATAAACGCCACACGGGCCGAGTACAGCGCGCCATAGAACGCCACCATCACCCCGCCTTTCGCCGGGATGCGAGCGCTCGCCGAATTAAACGACGGGAGGGATGCGATATTGAGCGTAGCGGCCAAAACAAAATTTAGCCCTTGGCCGTCGGGTTGTTGGGCGTATTTATAAATTTTGGCAGCGGATGACGAAATTAGGTAGATCGCGCCATCGGGATCGACCTGCACGCCGTCGCACGCGGGGACGACATCTATATCGAGATCGTCGCGCATAAACAATGGTTTTAATCCACCGTCGGATACGGTAGCCAAAACAACGTGATTATAGGGGCCGGTGCGATACCCGTCGTTATTCGTAGAGCGGATCAACGCGACCGTCTCGGCACCCTCAATTTTTATTCTCCGGCCAGACTGAGGGGCATTGATAAAAGGCGAAACCTGGTTAAATACAATCCCGTTGTGCCAGTGCGGCGGGAGCATGCTGTATGTGTAATTATTTGACGGCCACGGGTAAGGGACTGTGGTGTTGCCGCGCCTCACGCTGCTGCCCATTTGATCCGGAAAAACATAATCTTCGTATTCCGTATCTTTAGCTAAAAGCCCATCTCTATAATGGCGCACGCCGTAGCCGCCATAATAGTGCGAGCCTACGGCCAAAACGGTGTTTTCATAGTCGCCAAATTTGAGCACACCTAACCCGCCGGGTGTTGCGAATAGCTCGGCGACGCCGAACTGAGGCTGATGATAGCCGGGATAAACACCACTTTTTGGCACCCAAATTTCCGCGCCCGCGTCACTCTCGCTGCCCGTTGGAGATAAATAACAAGCGCCAGCAAACTGCGCGCGGGTGCAAAAAAGCGTGCCGTCATCGGCCATTGCGTATGGCCTCAAGAGGTCTATTGGCGGGTAGCCGTTTGGTTTAATGGACGAGACAAGAGGGCGTGTGACAAACGTTTTTTTTGTTTTTAGGTCATAGCGTACAAGAGTCTGGGAATCTGGCAGCGACACCCACAAACAATCGTATGCGTCGATGGTATTAAAATTTTGGTAGTCGCGGGCTGGCAGGCCCGTGTCGACGATCAGCGGCGGCTCCTCCTCGGTCAACTCGCCAGCGCCTATCTCAAATTCAAAATTCGGGACTCTATTGCCGTAATCCGCGAGCTGTAAATTTTCGAACACGATGTAGGCCTGTCCCCTATACGCAGGAACGCGACCAACGCCTAGGGCGGCCTCCATCGTTGGGTCGGGCAGCTGCGTCTCTGTCCCCGAATAAAAAACGACGGACTCCGCGATGTCCGTGCTCGCCGTCGAAAAATTGGCGACCAGTTGGTTATTGGCCCACATACGACTAACGCCGACCAGCTCGCCCTCGCCTATGCTGATCGCTACATCGACCGCATAGGTGTAGGTCGTCGTCTCTACCTCCGGGCCGCCCTTCCCGCCCTCGCTCGTTGTCGTGGCCGTCTCGCGTATTTCGGACGCCCATATCACGTTGCCAGCCACCCGCACCGCGCCGTAGACGACGGGGATTGGTGCGCCGTAGCTGGACGCTTGTAGTTTTAGGTCGCCTAAACGAGGGCCTTGTTGTTTAATCGCGTCCGGCGGGTCAACTAGGCCGCCTAGAGCAGCGCCAACCGACCAGCCAATAGATGCACCAATCGAGCCGCCCATAAACCCGCCAATGCCAGCTCCAACCGCCCCTACTACCAGCCGCGCCATTATTCGACACCCGGCAATTTGTAGGCACAAACAACGTGCTGCCGCCACTGATCGCTGAGAGCGTGTTCGACCACGCGGCGCGAGAGCGCATAGGCGTGGATTATTGATAGCCCGCCATGCGCGTAGTCGCCAACAATGGCGAGATGCTGCGGCTCCCCATTAAATCGCATCAACAAAACGTCGCCCACGTTAATAGCTGCCGCGTCAATCCGCGTCATGTGCGCGTGGCACTGCGTCATCAACGTGACGCCGTCAGGTATGCGTTTGTAACCGTCAACGTTAAAATCCGCACCAACAACGCCAAGGTCGCGAGCAACGCCAATAACAAGGCCCACACAATCGCACCCAACGCCCTTAAGGCGCGCTTGATGCTGCCATGGTGTACCAAGCCACGTCCTC